GCCGCGCGTATTCCAGCCCGCCATCCACAAAGATCGCCCCACAGCGACACGGCACGAAATCGTGCCGGAATTTGCTTTCAATCGTATACCCGCACCGTCGGCAGCGAGCGCAGTTACGCAACAACCGAGTCTGTTTAACGGTCATCGCTTTCTTTTCGGTGTACCCTACACAGCGTTCGTAGCCATCCACTTGTGTTGGTTTTTCCAGGTTTCCCGCACACCTCGCAGGTTTTGTAGGCTTTCCGCTCGGCATCCGCTATTGCCTTGGACATCGCCTCGGTTTCGGTGCTCATGTAAAAACGCAGGCCCCCATATTTCTCTTTCACTTGAGAAGCGCGCGGCACATAGCCCCACCCAACCTCTTCCGGCGTTAGCTTATCCTTAACTTCTTTTATCAACACCTCCAGCTTCTCGGATAGTCGCCAGATAAGGTCAAACCATCCGTCACCGCACGAGAATCCCCAGCACATCGCGGTTCCACGCATGTTGGCGCAACGGTCCGCGTAGAGAAGCGGAAATGTTTTACACAGCTTTTCGTCTAGTTCAGGTGACATCAGTCCCCCAGTCAAGTTCCGGCCACCAGTGAAGCACCGGGTCGCCGGGCTGCTCCTCTACCAGAGTGTCGGATTCGGTTCGATAACACGGCTCGCAACAGTTACGCTCATCCCACGAAACAAAGAGGTTTTCCGCGTCGAACCGCCCCCCGCAGTAAGCACAGGTGAACGCTCCAAATTCATCGCCAATCATAGCGCCAGCCCTTTCGGTTGTGAATCATTAGTCGATAGCCCCTTCCGCCATAGAGGCGAGCAGCAAGTCTTTCTCTTGTTCCGAAAGGGCCGGGGCGGCACTGGCGCCCGGCATCGCCTCAGTGAACAACCGCTCGGTGCGACCTATCTTTATGATGTCACCCGCGGCCCGGATCTTGTCGAGTAGTGCATTCCCCACCCTATCTCCACTGCGGTCCCACAAGACGTGAATCCGCACCGCTCCTCCACCGCCAAGTCGCGCGAACCGTCCGAGCGCCTGTACAACCGCCGTCATGTCAAGGTCCAGCTCAGCAAAGATTACGTCATCGAACCAGTTAAGGTTGATTCCCACGTTGCAACAATGCATTGTAGCGCAGACGATGGTGGGTGTGGCGGGGTCTCGGGCGCGGGCGGCGGCGAAAATCTTTTCACGTTTCGACACCGGATCTTCGCCGGAAGTTCCGACAATCGTCCAATTTTCGTCGGCGAGTTTTATAGCGGCGGCGGCACAGAGTTGCGTCGCCCGGCGCAAATGCGTTAGAATCAGGACTTTCGATGCGCCCTGCCGGACGCAGTTATCTGCGATCTTCGCAGCATCTTGATAACGGTACGCGGCGAGCGTATCGTAACGAGCCGGAATAAAAGGCGGCAATAACGCCGCCACATCCGGATCGTCTTTCGTGACGCGTTCGGAAAAATAGCTTAGGCGCTCACGAAGCTCGCCACTTGTTTCATCGTTCACTCCAAAGTAACGCGTCCCGTATCCACTCTCAGCATTCCCCTTGCAATAACGCCGGCCGTATTGTGATCTCGTTCCAAAACGTCCCGGAAACAACGTATTCAAAGGTTTCCACATGCTCATTGGGTCGCGGGTAATGAGTGTCCCGGTGAGTCCAGCGCGCCACGCAATTGGGTTATTCCGCAACAGTTTATCACAAGCCATCGTCCGGGCCGCAGATTCGCCTTGTAGATAGTGGAGTTCGTCAAGAATAATCGCGCCGGCACCCACTTCTGACATGTGGTGCAGAAGCCCATAGGTTGTGACAGTTGCTCCAAAAAGTGCCGGCCGAAGAGCTTGTATTTTAGCGGCGGAATCACCGTTACAAATCTCTGTAATCTCTTCAAGGTCCGGACGCCAGCGCCGGATCTCATTAACCCAATGGGCGCGCACCATCGCGGGGCAAACAATTAACGGATTCGTTATCCCGAGGAGACGCGTCGCTTCGAGCGCCGCCGGGGTTTTGCCGAGCCCCATTTCAAAGTTAAACAGGAAGCCATTGTCAGGGCTGGTGCGGGCTCTTTGCGCCGCTTCCCTCTGGAATCGAAGTAGCGATCCGCCAGGTTCTTCAGTTCCAACAACTCGTACTCGGTCAGCGTCGAATACGTCAACAACCAAATCAAATCGTGCGGCGATAACGTGAAGAGGCTCCGAGACCATCTCCCTGGGCGCAACCCATTCTTTTCCGAACGCGGTGTCAACCCAGGCAACGCCCGGGTATTCTTTGAGGGCATTCTTTAGTCTCGCGTCAAAAGGAAAGCGTAACCGTACCATCCATGGATCGGTATGCGGAAGAACTAAAAGTCTACGCATCTATCGGCGGCGGAAAACCGGGCCGCCCGTCCATGTTAAACGCTTGACAGATTTTCCGCGTGCCGTCGGGTATTTTCCTTTTACCCGCGCTAACGCCGTTTTCTTGCACGCCGTGCTGCACGACAGAATTCGAGAAACAGGATACTCGCCGTCTACCGTAAACTCCAACCCGAACCAATCAATCGGTACGGGCAGCGCCCCCAACAAATGACTTGGTGAGGTAACGCACTGCCGGAAGCAGCCGTCGCACTCATAAAAGAGCATTTGAACCCCGCTAGTTTAGCGAGTTAGGATCTTTTGGTGGCTCGCCGACCTCAACCATATTATTGAAGTCCAGCCCGACAGGCGGATGGTCAGCCGTAGCCGCCGCTTCAAGTCCGGCGCCTTCTTGTAACCAGGCAATCTGCTCGGCAAGTGAAATTTTAACTGGAAGCTCGGCAAGGCGCACCGTCTCCACCCGATCCACTTCAGGCATCTCGCGCAGAGCGTCGGCCACCAGCAACATCTTGCGGTGTTTGAGATACCCTGGGGACGGGCGCGGTTCGGCTTCGATTACACCGGCCTCCTCGTCCACGATAGAAACGGTGGGCGCGACGAACTTTAGATCGTCCGCAAGCCCCTCCCATCGCGCAAATACCTTCTCGCGGGCGCGCTTTAGCACCTCGGTAAGTTCTTTAAGATCGTTCCAAGCGGGTGCGGGGATCGTATACATGGACATTTACAAGGACTCCTGGCGGACGTTTAGGTCCAAAGGGACGTAATACTTTAGCACCCACTGTTTCGGAATGCCGTTTTCGTCGTTCGTTTCAAGGTTACCACAGAAGATAAGGCCCCACTCGACGTCCCCAACCCAAATCGTAACCGGGAGGACAGCTTCATTGGCGGCGCAAGGGGCTTCGGGGGGCGTGGCCGGGTCCGGCGAATCGCCTGCAACCAGCGCGGCCAAGATCAAACCTACTGCCGATTTGGTCACGGTACCTCGTTCCTCCGAAATGTACCCCGTAATGATGGCACAAGAAGCCCTACTTTTACAAGTGAATTTATCATATCCCCGGCGGATTTCCCGATCACGTCGAAACTTCGCCCTAATTCCGCGGCAGAATAATCCACACCTGGCAAAAGCCGTCCGATAAGACCCCGTAAACGCTCGGTTTCGACCTCCTCAAAAGCCACCGGAACAAGTGAACCAGTGATAATGGCTTCTCCAAAGTCCCAACCCACACGATACCGCTTCTCTTCGAAATCCCGATAACGGGCCAGAAGCGATACGCTAGAGCCCCTCCGCCGCCGGAGCGCGAAATGCGCGTCATAGGCGTCTAGCAATACAGAGGAGCCTCGGACATCCAAATCGGGATCGGCGTCTTCACGCTGCGCCTGCTTATTTGTATGGACAAGGTAGAGTACGCCAGCGCCGCACTGTCGCATCGCGAACAGCGCATCGTTAACGGCGGACATATCCCGCTTAGCATTTTCGTCCCCGGAAATCATGTAAGTAATCGCGTCAAGAACGACGAGTTTTATCCCGTACTCCTTAACCGCTCCGCATAGCGCCGCCACCCAAAACGGGTTGTCAAGTTTAACCCGTGGATGGTGTTCGAACCGGAAGTTGGCTTCCAATCGGCGCAGCGCATCCGACCCAGCCCCCGTCTTTGGATCCATCCCGAGTCCTCGTAGAATCCCCAACACCCGTTTGCGGGTCTCCGGTGAGGCACCCTCTTCTTCCATAAAGAGGACCGGCACCCCATCCGCGGCCGTTTTTATCGTCCCAAACGCCGGGACTCCTGCCGCGATGGCCGCGCTTAGATGCATCGCAAACAGCGTTTTACCCGCCGCCTTACGGGGGCCGCTAACCATATCCAGACTCCCAGCCGGGACGAGCCCATCCACTAGCCAGGAAGGGTCCGGCGTTTCGGCGCCCAACCAGTCCAGTAGGCGGGGCGGCTTCAGTTTTACTGGTGGCCCCGCCATGGTATACTTATTGCGTGGAAGAGATACAAACCCAATGGTGTCTGCGGTGGGCGTGTCCCAAATGCGGGACGAAATTCACGGCGCTACAAAACCTGATCCATGCTAACGGGTCCTGTCCAGTTTGTCACGAAGAATGGCATTTACGGGTGTCGCAGGAGGCCCCGATTTTAACGGGGCGTGTTGACCCAGTCGCGCAGATCGGCGTCGGTAACGACCCACGTTAAAGGGTTGGGCAGCCTAGGATTAATCTGCGTTGGCCGCGGAACCTGACCCAATCCAGGGTAAGTCCGCGCCCGCTCCGCAAAATGCTCCTCGGCGGTGGACCGCACATGATTCGCTAACGGTCGGCACGCATCTTCACAAACCATCTGTCCCTCCGAGGAAGGTGTGAAGAACTCGCCGCATCCGGCGCATTGCCGCTCCAGATCCGATGGGATCGCGACCTTTGTGGCGAGGTTAACTCGTACGCGCCGCTTTTTCGAATTCGAGGAATGCTTTGACATCGGGATCCTCCATATTTCGGATGCGCCAACCATGTAGTCCGCCGGTCCGCTTGGACTTGCAGCGCGGGCACCACAGCGCGTTATCGGTCAGGCGCCCGATCCAGATATGCCCGCACGCCATGGCTTTGAAGTTCATCAGTGGGTCCTCATCGAATTCGCTGTCGGCAATCCCGATGAGGGTTATCTGGCGATTTCCTTCCATAGCCGCCTCGGCAATCGTCGGATCGGAAACCAGTGACAGGGCGCGTTGCTGCGGCTCCGGCTTCCCACGCACCTCAACGTAACAAGCGGGGCAGCTGCTTACATAACGAAAACGCGTCCCATGGGTGTGTTCTGGACCGAGCCTTTTCCCAAACGGAAGGTTCGTGACGGTCTCGGGGGCCGGCGGTAACAATATTGCCGGGGCTGGCGTGGGCTCGTTAACTTTCTCCTCTTCCCGAACTGCGTCGCGCAACGCCGACATCTTGTCATCCAACCAGTGGCGCAAGGTTCGTGCCATCGGCTCTAGAAAAACGGGATCGCGTACCGACAACATCATAATAAAGGCCATGTTGGCTTCATCATCGGAGACTTTCGCCGGAGACCACGGGGTCATGGTTTTTTCACCCCCCGTTTTCTTCGCCTCAGCGCGCAGTTCCTTTAACCTCGCCTTCGCTGCGCGCCGTTCTTTCTTTGTCAAACGGCCCCCTACTTTCGAAGGCTCACGCGCCTCACCCCGGCGCTGATCGCAAACCAGGCAGCTAATGTTAAACGCTTCCGCTTCGGCGAGATGCTTCTTGTGGAATGTGCGGATCAAACGCTTTCGGCAGGCCAAACAATTCATATCGGCCCGCTCGAAGTCCTCATGCGTGTGGTTTGTTTTCTGCGATCCCACGTATGGGGTCATTGTAGATATCCTCCGTTACTATTAACCGGGGCTGCAATCCATAAGCCCCACAGCCACCCGGTGTGGTAGCGTTTATGACCTTCGTGATCCGCGGGGGGATCATAAGGCTTAGTTGGGTGAAGCGCCGTCTTCTTTCCCTGCCGGAAATCGGAATATTTCTCGAAGACAACAATTTCATCGAGGAAACCGCGGCGATAATTCTCCCCGATAGTGGGATCGTAGCTATATCCTGCTCTACAAGCCTGCATCCCGTCGATCCACCTATCTAGTGGGTTCGGCGCGCGCTGCCCACTCCACTGATCGTCGTCATCGCCATCATAGTAGGCCAAACTTGATGCGGTGTACCGAGGCCAGGGCTTGTAGCTCCCGTTGCTGAACCACACCCCGTCAACCCAATCCCCTTTCGCCCCATTCAAGAGCACGTATTTAGCGTCGTCGCGGAGGAGGGCGACCTTGTTGTAACTGCCGATTGCGGCGGACAAGGCGTCGTGCATACGTCGATTCGTGAAAAACCGCGGGTCCTTCTGCGCGAGCGGGACGATAACTCGTTCAACGAATAGCCGGGTATCGGACTTGCTCCCGCACACCTGATTGGAGAAGGCCCCCAGCACGCCGTTGTGCGCGACGGCGTATTCGTGCCCGTGTGCCGCGAACTTGAACGGGTGGCAATTGTCTTCCCCGATTTCGCCATGGGTAGCGATCCGAAAGTGGACGAGCGCCGTATGCTTGTCGGTAATATCGGACTCGTATTCCTTGTAGAATTTTGGGAATGTAAAAAATCCTTTTTTGAGGTAGATGGAGTAGTCTTTCTTGGCGTTGATTATGGCCGTGGCGTAACCCGCGCCGTCCTTGTTCGAGGTAAAACAGGCGCGGAGCATATCTTCCGTTAACCGGCCCCCCGCCGTTTTTAACGCGATGATACACATTAGACGGCCGCCCTTCTCGGGCTCTCGACGAGTTTCGGGACGTATCCCGCTCGCGCCAGGTACCCGTTCAACCACGGGTATTCCTGTCGTCCGGAATTGTTCCTGAACCACTCCACGAACTTCTCCCATAGAAGTTCTCGAACACCGGCACCCGCCGTTTGACACCACCGGATTAGCGCGGCGCAAAACTCAAGCCGCGCTAAGAAGGTCTCGCGTTTCATAGTTCCGCGGAACAGCCGGAATTCGATGGTATCGTAATTAGTAAGATTCAGCGCCGTGTAACGATGTCCGTCGCGGCGCAACGACCAGAACTCTTGCCCGGTTGGTCGGTTGGTCTGCACCAAGCGTACGGCATTCCGATCTCCGTCGTTAAGCCCGCCCCACTTTACGTCTTTTGCCCCTAGAAACCAGCCTTTGGGGGTCAGGTAGTCCTGAAAGTGTCCGGCCGGGCGGCCGGACAGGATCTCGACGAAGCGGCGGTTCTCCGGAGCGTGCAAGAAGTGAACCATCTTTGCAATTTGCAACCCACCAAGCGGGCCACGACTAGCGTGAACATGCAACCCACACGTTGCTTTAGGTGCGTCGTGGCTGAGCAGAACGCGTTCCCGATCGTTCCATTCAAACAACGGGTCCCATCCGGTTCGGTGCCACATCAATACTGCCGGCCCGGAAACGATCTCGAAACCCCGTGTCAACGACCCATCGCGCTTTACGATCACCTTCTTAGGAAGAAGACTCAAAACCTTCGCGGCGTATTCCTCCACGTCACCCGCGCGCACCTCGACCTCTAGTTCTACGCCGAAATAGATCCCGTTAAACGTACAGCCGGCAGGCGGAATTTTGTGGTTAACGGCCCCAGTGGACACGCAATTAACGTGACATTTCGGGGTACCGAGCCATCCTATCACCGCTGGCGCCCTGGCGGTATGTAGTTGAATCACGGTGCAGCCGTTGCAACGCAGGCGGGGGCGCTCGATAAGGTCACCACATCCGGTGCAGCGCCGGAACTCGTTGTTGCAACTACCGCATAAAAGGATGGGCGGCGTAATCAATCCCGGCAAGATCTCTACTCGTCGGCACGCTGCACATCTCCGTCTGCCCTCGCTGCAAGTCCCACGGCACAAGCCCCCAGGTAGCCGCGGCTCAAGAGGTGGCAATGGCGCAAGCGAATAGACGTCGTTGTGAACGATCGTCGCCTCTTTTATTTTATGACAGGTAGCGCAGCGCCAGACGTAAAGTGGGGCACAAAATTGACAAAAGATGGCCCCGCCCTCAACCATAACTATACCGGTGGGGTCAATGAGATGTGCCTTACACTCTTTGCAGGTAGGTGCCCTTTGGATCTCGGCGTGTTTCTCACACCAACGCTGACTCAGATGTTCGCGCCCTAGGTCCGGCGGCTGTCCAGGCTGTGCCGCAACTTGAACCGTACATCCTGAATTTGTACCCATCCAATCTGCACACTTGTCACAACGCCCGACACCTAGCGCACAGCTATGGCAGGTCGCCCCTCGGATATTGTAGGCTGCGGGTAGTGTGACTTCGTGACAATTGGGGCAGGCGACACGATTCGGACGTAGGGCCAGGCTGCTCCAGTCGTCCGGTTTGGGGCCGAGCGCCGGGCGCGTTGGCCGCAGCTCGCAGCTCCGGCAGCAGCACCGGCAAATCGTCTGCCAAACGGTTCTGCCGTCCTTCCCTTTTCGTTTGCGGACGTGGGCGTTTTTTTCGGATACTGCGAAACGGCAAACGCGACACATCAAAAACTCGCCGAGATGCGCCCAGCAAATCTGCCCATTTCCACTAGCACTTGGAACATGCCCCCCCTTCACGTAGCCTAACAGGGCAGGCGGCGTCGAACATCCGGGAAGGCACGGCAATTTCAGGACAACGGCCATTAGTCCCCCCGAGCCACAGCGGCGATGTGGCGTGCGTACGCCTGCGCGGTGGCCGGCGTATCCAGGCCCGGCGCGCTGTTCACTTCGAGTACCACGGCCCGATTAGTTTCGGCCTCGATGGCCAAGTCAACGGCGCCAAAATCGTAGTCCAGCGCGGCCACGGCGCGCTTTGCGATCTCGCGCCACCCGCTCCGCATTCCCTGTACCGCAGCGGTATCATAGAGGATATCCCATCCGGTCGCATAGCTACGAATCCAAGGATGAACCGTAGCGCCGGGCCTGGGGGCCTTCCGCCCGACGCGAATGCTTTTCCCCTCGAAAACATGCACCCGAAATTCCTTGGTGAAGGTTAGACGCCGCGTAAGAAAGGCGCGCCCCGCTCTTAAACGCCGCAAATCTGACGCCCCGTGATGATGAAGACTGCGCGGCAGCCAAACATCCGTGGAAAAGGCGACTCCACCGGCATAGGTATCCCACGGTTTAATGAACGGGATCGTTGGAATTCCGCCCGCAAACAGCGTTTTAAGTTCTTCCCACTTGTTAACCGCCAGCACCAAGTTCAAAACCTTCGCTCCGTTCGCCTCCCACGGCGGCAAAACAATCGTACCCCAGTTAACTACCAAGGAATTCGCGCCCGGTTGTCGCGCCAGGTTCAGTTTTCGAACCGCCGTTACGCCGGCCGCGTTAAGTGCTGCAACGAGGGCGGTAGCGGACTCGGAGCGTCGGCCACAGGTTACGAGAACGCGTCTCACTTGGTCAAACCTCCGTCGAGACGAAGAAAATGATCCACGCAACGAGATAAAGCCACAGTAAAAATATCATTGTTTCCATTCCACTCTGGGCGACAAGGCGGAGTCGAACCGCTACAGGCACCACGCATTAAACGCCGGGAGGTTGCGGCATTTCGCGTTCCTGCATCCCCTACACCTGACTTGCCGCGGGCCATACGATAGGATTCGAACCTACAGGCCCCTCGCGGGGGCAACGTGGGGTGACCACGTTCGCGTCTACCGGTTCCGCCACGTTAGCCGCTTTTCGATTCACTGGGGAAAATAGGTCACCCGCTGGAAGTCCTTGAACACGTAGAAATAACGACCACCCCCCGTATGGGCGCCGCCCTCCAAGATGTATTCCACGTCCATCTGGATCTCGGCGGTGTCCTCGTTGCCCGACCCACTGTAGGTAACTTTCACGTAGGGATGGTCCTTGTCTCCCCAGACAGAACGTTCGATTTCAGAGGAGAAAACGATCACGTCGCCGTTGACCCAGCCCTGAACGCCGAGCCAGGAAAGGCCGAGCCCCACCTGGTTCACGATCCACTCGGCGTCTTCGTAGACGGCGGTGTCGGTTTCGTTTCCGAACGTCACCGTCACGTCTACGTCGCCGATGTAGGTGCCGTCGAAGTTGGTCCAGGTGAAGTCCTGTTTGTCGGAGCCCTTCCCGTCCAGATCCAGCACCCCGCACGCAGGGCCACCGAAGCCGAGCGCAAGCATGATCGCGAGGTAGAGTCGTTTGAGCATAGCCATCACCTTCCCTTTCATCGTTGGAACCACATTCCGAGAACCCCGACGCTAAATCCGAACAAAATCCCGCGCAGAAACGCCCAATTCCGCGCGCGCTGGTGCCGCGCCTCGATCCGCCGAAGCAACTCGCGCCAAGGGGTCATTTCGACGGCGCGGGGATAAATCATGTCTTCTCCAGTCCGCATACCGTACAGCGCCAGCCCGGCGCCCCACTACGCGCCGGCCCCTTCGTTGCATTGTGTACGCGGAGCCCGCGCCCGTAGCGGCGATCTTGGTATTCGTGCTGACAGGTGCACGGTTTAAGAATCGTCATGGTTCTATCTCCACCCCTTGGGGTACGTCACACGGTGCCCCGGACCGCATCAACGCGACCTGTGCATTGAGAAGATCGTGGCTCATCTCAAGCGCCTTGTTACAGTCGATGAGGTGCGCGCGTTCCTCTAATGCGGCCTCGACACCCCGAAGGCGTTTCTGGTGATCGCTGTGCTCGGCGCCCGCCACGATACCGACAAGTGTTCCACCGACGAGAATCCCGCTGAAGAATTCGAGCCGAGACCAGTTCATGCGCGCCTCGTTTTCCTTGCCGCCATCTCCATCTTAAACGCGCCGCATTGGCATCCTTTGCTCCAGATCATATCGCGCGGGCAGTTACAGGACATGACCGTTTCAACTTTTATCGTGGGCGAAAATCCATGACAGAGGGGGCACCCTCGGTCCCTCGAACCATGGCAAAGGACACATTGTTGGGCTTTCGCACCACTATCCGGATCCTGGGCCATCAGAGCGCCCCTATCGCAAGTCCGTGGTATAGGGGCCGCAACTTCCAGTCTGCGTTAGCGAATTCCGTGAAGGACGCGGAAAGATTCCCGTATCCCCTCGGATATTCGACGAGGTTCCGGGCGTAGTCCCGCCGGTAAAGATCCCGGAGCGCCCCCAACACCGCGAAATTGTAGAAGTTTACCATCGGCGGTAGCGCCGCGACCATCCGCTCCAGAGCGATCCCTTCGTTGATGGCGCCCCGCACATCATCATCCGGGAAAATGTCGAGTGGGAACATTTGGGCCTGCTGAATCACGCGCCGCGCAACGCCCATTGCGAAGCTCACGAAGGCCCAGTGGTTCCACATCTCGGGACCGGGGGTGCGGTATTCCAGTCCGATCTGTTTCTCCCCGTAATGTTGCGTCCGAAACTCGCCGGCCTGTCCATAGTAACGACGGCGCATATATTGCTCTGGGCTGTCGAAGATGTAGGAGAGAGGAAGCCCCAAAAAGCGGTCGAGGCGCTTGATGATGTGCGCGTGTTGCTCGGGATGCGCCAAGCCGTTCTTACCGTAAGTGTCCGAAAAATGCAAGTGTCCCCCGGCGTAACGCCACTCATGGTTCACGCCGTCGAGGTTTACATACTTCTTCCGTTCGGTGTAGGCGTCCAGGCTTGGTTCACATCCGAACTCGCGGACATCAGCCGGCGCAGCCACGAGATCGGCGCGCTTTACGGGGATTGCGGAGACGGCTAAAAGTCGGTGCCCGACCGGTAGCCTCCGGCGAACTTCTTGGAAGAGTACAGAAGCTTCCTCTAAGATATGCGTTCGGCAAGTATACGGCGACATGTTAATTTCGACCATATAACCGTCTCGGAACAGAGCGGCACCCGTGGAGTATCTTAACGGATATAACTTGTGGTCTTTATCCGGGAAGAAGTTGTGGGCTGGAACTGCTTCACCCGTGGCCGTATTCACAACCGCGAACTCCGGATCGGCCCCGAAATTTATGGCGGCGATATCGTACATTAGTGAATCTCCGTATTTCCCGGAGCCATGGCCCCCTCCTGCGCCCATTGCTGGCACCGCGCCATAGAGGCGACTGTTCCGTAGTGCTGCGCGCGCCGCGAGAAGTCTTTGGCGAGATCGGCGCGCCCCACCGACGCGGCGAGGACCCCCGCTATCAGGTTGGCTCCGGCCCGGTCGACGTTGTTCGTTGCGACTTCTTCCCAGAAGATGACGTGTCGGTTCATTTGGTTGCCCTCCGATACCAAAGAATCAGTGGGCGGCTTCCATGGCGCGGGTTCCGGAATACTTTGAGCTTTCGGAATCCCGCGTTGTAAAGTACCATGGCGGGGCGTTTCTGTTCGTGATTCGTGACTGCGAGTAACAAACCATTCCGAGTTTCGCTGGCGTTTTTAGCAATCGCCGCCCTTACACCGGCTAACGTTATGGGCGGGGAATTTGCTGGGTGGATGTCGTAGCCTAACGAAACAAGTACGGTTATCCCGCAACATCCTGGAAACTGGTCTTGGTCCAAGCAATCCCTCACAAGCCCGTTTAGTGTCACCCCGCGCCGTTTGACGAACGGGCGAAACGTCGCGCGCAAGGACAGCGAGACTCAACTGAATGACCCCAGAGGATACCGGACTAATTGGCCGGTATTCCTGGTAGTCACTCGGACCCTCGCCTTCAGCCCGGTAGTAGTCACTTGCTACGGTTGCCCTACCGAACGCTTTGCTACTATTATAATTGGTGCAACATTCTCATCCTCGCGGTTGCACCCACCCAATCCAGCCAATGGGGGCGGTCTGTTTCGTCGCTAACCAGACTCGTCCCAGTAAGACAGCCCGCAACCGACAGTCGCGCCCCCCTAAACAAGCGACGCATGTCCTTACGTGTTGATCTAGCAACAGCGCGGACCCCTTTTTATTCATCTTCCCGGTCGTACAAAGGCTTCCAAACTGAGCCGCACGGCTTGCACTCCCGGTCGTCGGGCTTCCAGCCGTCGGCGAACCGATCTTCTCGCGGGCCGGTCGAAGCCCCGCAACAAACGGGGGGTTCAGCCGCCGGGACCATGTAGAATTTTTCGTCACCGTCCGCGGTATACCGAAACCATCCCGGGCGCATTCGCTGTTGTTTCTTCTTTTCCATCTTTGGCGAACCCTGGGGGGTCGAGTCCCCAGGGTCCAGGTGCTACCGAACCAGGAACGTGGCGTACACTTTGCGCCCGTCCTGAAGGGCTCCGACGGCTTCTTGCACCCCGCCCGACACGCGACCGACGAAGAATCCGGCCCAGTCCGTGCCGATGTTGGCTTCACGGGTGCGCTTCCCCACTTCGCTGATGGCCGCTTTCATGCGCGCTTCCAGCGCGGTACGCTTCAGGATCTTGGCGCGCTCCAGGATGGCGGCGCATTCCAAGTCGTCCACCCCGTCGTCGAGGAGCCGTTCCAGGCACTCCTCGTAGTTCCAGCCGGTGAGCGGCCTGGGCTTGTTGGTCGCCGGGTCCATCGGGAAATGGGGCTTGTGCTCCTCTTTGGGTTGCTGCGCTGGGTGAGTCATGGTATCCTCCGGTTCCTTGGTTCAGGAGTCACGGCCCAATGCCGCGCCCCAATCCTCGAATGTCAGGCTTCGCTCCAGGCGTACCCCGTGTTTGCGAAACGCCCCGGACGGGCGTAGCACGTACGCCCATTCTCGCAATCCCCGATGCCAAATCCGGGATACCACGGTCCAGACGAGACCGCGCCTATCACGGACGACTGCGTCTATGGCGTGCAACGGCAGGGGCACAATGTGCCCCCACCGTCGCACGTCATGGGGCGCGCGGTCGGTCACGCCCCGCCCACCTGAACCTCGACCGGACCGGCGTTGTCGGTCTGGGCTCGCAGCTTGGAGCCGACCAGGGTGGCGTTGGCGCTCACCTGGAACCGCTCTCCGCCGATCAGTACCTTGCCGTTGGCGCCGTAGCCGTAGCTCCCGGTGCTGAATGCGCGCTTGGCGAGCACCAATTCAACGTGCGCGCCATCCGGGAGCGTGCCGTTCAGGGTGATGGTCTCCGGGAAGCGCACGGGGTCCTGGGTGAACTCCATGGCCGAGATACGAGCAGGTTGCTTTTCACGCATAGGGCTATCCTCCGCCGCAGGGGGGTTTCGGGCCTGGCGGCGACCGGCGAAACTTCACGACCCATGCCAGCGCGCAAGTCCGCGAATTTGCTCGCTTTCGGCGTTTTGTTCGGTATGACAGGTTGGCGCGCCTCGCTTCATTATAGCGCGCGAGGCTCGCGCCCGAATTCCCGAGCAAAATCCCGGCGAACGGCCACTGTTGGGACATTTTTGCCCCCACTGGGACATCCGCGCCCCATGGCGCGCTTCTTGCAACGCGCGCGAGCCCCATCCCGGTGGCCCCCCGGGTCCCCGGGGGGTGCGCGTGTATATATGGATGCCTTTGATACTTCGCCAACTTACACACCTTCTTTATGGTCCGTGAGGGGGTCGAAAAGGCCCGAAAAGTGGCCTTGGTGTGCCCTGTTTTGTGCCCTAAGTGGTGTTTCATGGAAAGGGTCCCATCTCGGGGTTTAGGGTACCCCCCACCCGTTTCTTGATGGTCGAAACCTTCTTTTCCCCCTTGACAACTTTCGGCAAATTGGGCATACTATGGCCGTCTAGGAGGGGCTAGAGACCCCCCGCCGTCAGGAAAACTCCCGTAAGGGAGATTTTCCAAGGCAGGCGGTCAGGCGATCTCCCTCCGTAGCGGCCCAATGCCCCAGCCCCAAAAATAGGAGACTGACAAATAATGGCTTGTTTTTATCACTGTGACGGATGTCAAACGCAGGTTCAGGCGATCCGAAAGAAATTCTATCAGCTTGTTCCGAACGGGTGGTACGTCGGCGCCGATACGCCCCAAATTAACTCGCGCTCCGTTGAACTCTACGCTTGTTCCCCGAATTGCATCGAGGCCGCAACATTGAAGGCGCCAGAGCCACTCCGAATTTACCTCGGATGGCGTCAGGTAACGCGGAACGAAGTCGAGGGATGTGCCCTTTGCCGGGATATCGGCCAAATGAAGTGCTACAAACATAGCCCACTCCGAAGAGACAATGGAAAACAAGCCGCTGCCGCCGTTTAAATCCCGTCTCGCCGCCGACAACATTTTAACCGAGGAATTTCCAGAGCACGGGGACGCGCTTCGGGTGGGTGGGCCAGCCCTTGACGCGCTTTCACAAAAGATCTTGGAGAAACGCTCGGAATACCGTAAACTAGGGCTGGAACTGGCGGGTCTCGAAACCGAATTACGCCGAAAGATTGGCCTCTTTCGCGGCCTGCGCACAAGGATCGGAACATGGTTATGGGAAAAGCAGGAACCCCAGATAAGAACGGACTGGATCTCGTTGATGAGCGAGTTAAAAATCCCGAAGGCGGCGCAGGCGAAGTTCAGTCGCCAAGTCCAATGTCCTCGACGGCTCTCGTTCCAGCGGGCCAACGACAAATTTCCCCTAACACAAGACCAAACCGAGCCCGAAAATACTTGAGAATGACACCACAGGCGAAGGTGAGCGGCAAGGCGCGGGCCGCCATCGCGCGGGAGGCTAGGAAATTGCAGGTTCGCCACACAGCGAGCGGACACTGCGCGGTTTGTACGCACAAGGAGGCCGCCGAAATCTGTGAGGCGTATATCCGGTGGGTCCCAAATTTGGCGATTTGCGCCCAATACGATATATCGGAGTCCTACTTGAGGGCGCACGCCTATGCATACCACTGGGACAAACAACGTGTCGAGAAGGTAGATCCGCTTTACCACCGCTTGATGAACGACGTGATGGGATTCTTCCGGCCCGAGAAACTCCAGGCGCGTGATGCCGGGCAAATGCTCGTGAAACTTGCCTTCCAGATGGCGAAATTGCAGGGCCGGATCGTCGACCATCACGAAGTGGACGCACACAAGAGCGTGACGTTCATTCACGTCCCGCTTCCGGGCGGATCACGGGCGGAGTCAATGTCAGGCGCGGTAATTGAAGGTAAGTTTTTGCCGGGAGGCGGCGATGCAACGGACGAAGTGGCGCGGGGAGGACCCGCGGGAGTTCGCGGAGAGAGCGGAGGCGGAGGATCAAGAGCGGACGAGACGGTCGAAAGTCCGTCGACAACTGCGGCGGATGAAATCCTTGCGAAGAGACGCACTCTTGGCCCCGACGCCTATTAACGAGGATTAATGGTCTCAGGAAACGACAAAACGCCGGGCGCAATTCGCGGGTTACGCGAGATTTACAAGCGGATTGCAGGGTTTCACGGCCAGCACGCCTTTTTCATGGGCAAACCGCTCCATTGTAAGGGACCCGAACCGATAGGGATCCTTTCAAGCGTCCCTGAATATCGAGACCGACTCTACCTGGGTGGGTTCGGATGCGGCAAAACCTACATACTCGACTACACCGGGCTCGTCCTGCTAGCTGAACAACCCGATAACATGGGCCTGTTCATCCGGAAGCGGTTCGAGCAGCTCCGGAACACTACGCTTGCGACGTTCTATGACATCGTGGAAGAGGCCGGGGACGGGGATAAGAACGCATTGATCGCTGATACCGACGAGTCTGAGGGTGCGATCCAGTTGATGATTCGAACGGCGGGGAAACCGTCGAAGGCGATTTTCCGCGTCGAGCCGGATGGTACTGAAGCCTCAGTCCGGGACAGCGTGAAGGGCTATACACTAGGATTCTTCGGCGCAGACGAACTGACGCAGCTTCGGAAGGTGACCTTCGACACCCTCCGCACCCGGCTCCGCCGCGAAGGTGTTGTGACGGCGGGCCTTGCCGCATCGAATCCAGCGTCGCACATACATTGGGTAACGCAGACGGCGCAGTTAAACGAGCGCGAGCTGGAGCAGGGTCTCCGGCCCGAGATCCTCGTCGTTCGGTCCAGATCCTTTGACAACCCTTACCTCCGTTCGGACTATGTGGAGCAGTTGAAGCGGCAATATAAGGATGACCCGGCGGGCTACGATATGTATGTGCTCGGCAAGGACGGGCTCGAAATCCAGGGGAAGCCGGTGTTCCGGAGGGATTTCAACGAGGTCATTCACCTAGATCGGGCGCTGAAGTTTATCCCATACGATTCCCCGCTTTACGTAGGTCTCGACTTCGGGTATCACCGGCCCGCCGCTGTTTGGTTCCAACGGGATCAGCGCGACCGATACAACGTTCTCGCCGAACTTTGCCCGTCGGACCTGGGTGTGGACGCCTTCGCCGATATGATTATGGCGACGAATCAACGGCACTTCCCTTTTGCGACGACGATTCGGTACTTCGGGGACCCGGCTGGGGCGCAAGTATCGGACAAGGGGATGACGACGATTAAGCAGCTCGCGCAGCGTGGGATTACGGTGAACTACCGCCGCGCCGAGGTCAACGACGGGATAGAGAAGATCCGTCAGCTTCTCCAAAAAAACATCGACGGCCGCCCGAGGTTGATATTTCATCCCCGCTGTCGGCTTCTTGTCGAGGCGATGCGCGGCGGCTACTATTACCGAGAACGCGCCGATCACTCTTACACCGACAAGCCGTACAAGGACGGAAACTACGATCACGTCGTCGACGCGCTTCGTTACGGAGTCGATAATCTGGTGCAGGTGACGAACCTGGGACACCTTGCGTTGCCTGAAAAGGCCGAGGGCCTAAAACGAATTGAGGTCGTGTAATGGGCGAAATTCATAATATTTCGGCGAACGCCGAGGGGCCGGATCCACAGAACAGGGTTAGCGATCCCCTTGTTTCAGCCCGTGTAAAAGTGGAAATTCTATCGAAACTCGACAATATCCGCGCCGATAAGCAAACGCTTCACGACGAGTGGGGCGCTTGCTTCGACTGTTGGGATCAGAAGCACCGGGTGCGGCTTTACGAGGGCGCTTCGGATCTTTTCATCCCAGTCGCGCGGAACATCGTCGAAACCTTCGTTTCGCAGGTAAAGGCCAATATCTTTCCGACAACGCACCGATTTTACGTTGAGGCCTCGCCCGGCGCTCCCGGCGCGTCTCCACAAGCGATTGGCGCCCTTCTCCGACACTTCGCAGAACAGGCCCATATTGAACAACACATTGAAGCCTTTATCCGGTCAGGATTGATCTACGGTACTGCTATTGCCAAGTTCCCTTGGATTGAACGGCGCTATGACGTCTTCCGGCGACAGCCACTCATCCCGCCGGAGATGGCGCCATTCGTGACGCCGGACCTAGCTGCTGCGATGCGCGTGACCAAGGAAAGCGTCAAGAGTTATGACGGGCCGGCGTTTCGGACGGTAGATCTGTTCCGCTTCTACGTTTATCCAATAACGGCACCCGATGTAGAATCGGCCACGCTGCTCTTCGAAGATATCGACGTTTCTTGGTCACACCTGAAAGCAATGGAGCGCGCCGGGGTTTATGCGGATGTCGACCGGTGTAAGGACCGGATACACCCAGGAAACCAGTCTGACGGGGACCGGAACCAGCGGCTTGGACGCTACAACGTTAACGTCGAGGCGGCCCGGACTATGGCGCCGACCGCGCGCGGAAAGGGCGACCACTACGTCATTACCGAAATTTGGGCGATGTTTGATATCGACGGGACGGGTTATGAAGAGCCCTGCAAAATCGTCGCCTGTCACGACGTGATCCTGGAAATAAGAAAGAACCCCTTCTGGAGTTCACGGCCCCCTTACCGGGTATGGCGGCTTATCGATTTCCCGGACCTGTTCTTTGGGCAAGGCTTGATGACCGGTCTGAAGCACCAGAACTATGCCGTAAACGCCCTCGTCAACCAGGGCATTGACGCCGCCGTTTACCAGTCCAACCCAATAGTTATCGCTAACAGTAACGCGCTTACGCAGGGTCTCGGCAGCATCAAGCTGGGGCACCGCTCCGTAATCTATACGAACGAAAGGCCGGGCGATGCCGTGGAATTCGTAAAAATCCCGGACACTTCTCCGACCGCGTTCCAGACCGCAAGCCTCATTATGCAGTCGATGCGTGACATGGCCGGGGCGCCGCCAATTCTTCAGGGTAAGCTCGGGTCACGGGATACCACAGCGACGGAATCATCGATTATTGGGGCGAACGCCCAGTCCGGGGTTCAGTCGCTTACCTCTTCGCTAGAGGCGAGCGTTTTGTCACCGATGCTTTACGATTGGCGCGTCTTGGCGCAGCAATTTCTAGACGAAGAGGTCTGGTTAAAGGTGACCAACGAACCGAAGCCGGTTGGAATTTCCGCCCAGGATATCGTCGGGGATTACTACACTAGGTGGCTGGTTAGCGGTCAGGTGAAACAGGAGGCCGGCGCGATCCAAGAGGAAGCCGTGATGAACCAGGCTAGAATATTGCGCGGGGGCGGGGCGGCCGGTCCGATGGGGATGGAAACGGGCGCCGAAATGGGGGGGCAACCCCTTGTTCCGCCGGGCCTTGGGCGCGCCTAAATGGAAAAAACGAAGATAATGCAAGACCTTGCGATCAAGCAGGCCGCCCTAGAGATGGGTATAAACGAACCGTTTTGGAAGGTTTTGCGCGCCGAGCTACTACTGGAGCGTGATGCGGCCCTTTTATCCTTGACAACGATACCCCCCACACCAGATAATCTTGGAATGATTGCTGCGGCTCAAGAGCGAATCCGCGTTTTAGGGGCGGTCGCCCGAAAGCCGTACGATCTACTCGGGATTCTAGAACCCCGGTAAGTTCTAGCTAGCCGCCGTAGATACGGGCGAATGAAGGACGGAAAATGGGTCAAGTGAGTGCGTCGTCCGCACCAGTAGTCGCGACCGAGAGTGAGGCACCTGTTGTTGAATCTGCTCCTGCTTCTGAGTCTAGCCCTTCTTCTGATTCGGCACGCGAGTCGTTTATCCCTCGCGCCCGCTTCGATGAAGTGCACGGCAAGTGGCGGGCGGCAGAGGAACGGGCAGCGCAGCGGGAGGAGCTAATTGCACAGCTTCTCCAGGGGCAGGAAGCCGGGACTCAACCGGCTGCAGTTCCTGAACCAAATCCGGATCGCGAGATGCTTCGGAGTATCCGGAATGAGGTTCTGTCGCTGAGGGATGAGCGAGACCGAGAAGCATTTTGGCGGGAGAACGCTGAATTTGGGGCGCCGCTACAGAAGGATGTTGAGGATATGCTCGGAGCGTTTCGAGACGAGGGAGTTCGCAATATTCGGCGAAATGACCTTCTGGCTTACAAGCTGGGAGAGAAGTCTCTTTCGGAACTGAAAGCGAAGGCCGCTAAGGCCAAAGCCGAGGCTCCAAGTCCTGCTCGGGTTGCGTATGCGGAGGCCGGGCCGACTGCCCGACCTGCGCCGGTAAAACGGTTGGAGGAGATGTCCGCCGAGGATGCGGACGGTCTGACGCTGGAGCAGCTTACGGAGGCTCTGCGCGGCAGAACGTTCTAGATGGTCTTGAGTTCCTCGGGGAAGAGAAAGAAACGCACGGAGAGCCGGCTAGGCCGGAGAGGAACTTAAAATGGCAATGACCCTTTCGTCTACTGGTGGTATCCCCGCGTCAATTCCTGACGTGTGGTTTAAGAAAGAACTGCTCAAGTTCGGCGACTATAATCTGTTGTACCGGCGATTCGCGCAGAAAGAGAAGCTGCCCCCAGGGAGCGGCAAGGTTTGGAAGGCAAGCCGCATGAAGCGGCTGGAGCTTCCTCTCGACGCTCTTTCAGAGGGTGTGACTCCTGCTGAGTACACTCTGGACATGGAGCACGTTTCCGCGACCGCCTCGCAGTTCGGCATCGTGGTTACACTGACCGATGCGGCGGAGCTTACCATCGCGACCCCGCTGCTCCAGCAAGCTGTGATGCTGGTCCGCGACTCGATGGAGCGGTTCGATAACGAGTTTATTTGCGAGGCCCTTCTGGCGGGCGCAAACGTCAAGTTTGGCGGGGCCGCGACTACGCGTGCGGGACTGGCTGAGACTGATGTTCTCGCGACCGCGGAACTGAAGGAAACCCTGTCATTTCTGGAGTTCCCCGATGACACCTGGGGGGCCGCGCCCAAGTATGAGAATGGCAAGTACGTCTGCCTTCTCCATCGTAAGCATGAGCTGGATCTGCTCAACGACACACTGTGGAAGGACATGGCAATTCGGCAGGGGAGGGACGCCCTCGAAAAGGGCTCCGTCGCTAGCTGGATGGGTATTGACTTCTATGTCACTAATCACGGTCCGAAACTCCAGAATCTTGGCAATCCAACCATCGTAGAGGATACGACTGTGGTTGTTGCGGACGCCTTCGGTCTGGCCGGGGCCAAATGGACCCGTCGGAATGGGCAAGGGACGTTGGCGAATAGCGTCGATGTGGACTACACGATCACTCGGCGCCATAAGCATCGTCGGTTTGAGGAAGGGATTTCGGATATCCTGGATCACGCCGCGGGTAATGATGGCGCGAACACCAATGCGGTGGACGTAAAAATGCCGTCCGCAACGGCCTACGTTTATAGCCTTTATGCGGGGGCAAACAACGGCACAATGTTTCGGGTGGCCTCGAACCTGGCCGCGGGCGAGGTCTTCCAGGTGGATTCAATTCCGTCGTCTGGGGTTGCTTCCCCGGCACGCGTGGGAATCACCGGGACGGTTGGCGGGGATCGCTCGGTTTATGTCTCGTTCGTGATGGGTCGCGGCGCCTATGCGGTTGTGGACCTGGATCGGATGGAGGCTGGAGTGAGCGAGGACAAGCGGAGCGATTCAGATCCTCTCAAGCAGCGCCGGAAGGTGGGCGCCAAGTGGTTCGGTGGGGCACTGGTCCTGGCCGACAATAACCTGGTTCGAATCGAAGCCGCGTCGGCGTTCTAATAATCTAATTCTTGAGGTGCTAAAACTATGCCAGCAATTCCGGTAACTAAAAGCATTGCAAACGCCTTCAGTGAGCAAGAGCGCCCACTGGAGGTAATGAAGGCCTTTTATGACGACGTGGATTCTCTACGGTCGGGGATGGCGCGCGTTACGAAGGCGGTGGATCTGGCGTCGATCGGCGCGAACGCCACGGTGGACGTGGCCGTGACCCTCGCCGCGGGCTCCTGCTCCGCAGGAGACGTGGTTCTATTCCAGGGCGCCGCCGCACTGGAAAACGGCCTCGTCGTGCAGGGAGTTCACACCGTTATCACGGACGCGATCTCACTCCGTGTAAGCAACGTGACCGCCGCGCCGATTGACGCCGCGTCTCGAACCTTGGAGTTCCTGGTCATCAAGCCGCGAACGTTCGTTGTGTCTCGGTCCTAAGAGAGGAATGTTAAATGGCAGAAACTAGCGCTCCTGTTGTTGCTTCGGCCACGCCTTCAAAGGAAGAGTACGGGCCGGGAACGTCGGTGAGGCGGCCTTTTAAGGTGCCGTCTCCCGGGGTGGTCATTAACGGAAAGCTCTGGTTGGGGCGCCGTGAGCTGACTTACGATGAGCGGAATCAGGTGACCGCTATGCTCTCGGCTCGCTCGAACTGGACGCTTAATCAGGTTCTTGGGCAAGCTGGCGCACAGCGTATCGTTGATATGGCAAAGTCTCAGGACGTCACTGAGATTTACTAACCATTAAGGGGTTGCTATGCCCGGCATATTCAACCGGGGGGAAATCGTCGCACACGCCCTCCAGTTGGGGGGCAATCCATCGCTCACAACTCGCGCCAACGAGTTTCTAAATCTTTTCCTAGATCATTTGGCGCGGACCTTTGATTGGGACGCTCTCGTGACGGAGACGTCCTTTTCGAATGCGGGGACGATCCACACCTTCGCGCTCCCATCGGATTACGGCCGGGTCTTGGCTGTTCATATCGACGCGGAACAGAAACCGCTAATCCAGATCGAGGACTGGCCGGAGGCATGGCGCCTGATCCGGTACGATAACGGAAATAACGTAACATCGTCTAGCAAGCCGACGCACTTCGCAATTGAGCCGGCGACTCCACTTGGTTACGTTTGGCCGATCCCTAAGAATGCTTACACCGGAAAGCTGCTGTATTACAAAATCCCCGCCGAACTCACGAGCGACGCGCAGTTTCCGTGGTTCCTTCACAGCTTGGCCCTCGTCAATGCCGTCACGACATGGGCGGAGGCCTACGAGCGCGAGACCCTTCAAGTTATCATTGATCGGGCCACCGACGAGGTGTTAACGCGGTATGGGAACACCCAATCCGATCGGGGCCGAGCCGGGTCGCAGAACGTCCAACTGGACCAGAACATCTACGGCGGATGGCGCTATAGGGAGACCTAGCCGTGCCGACGCCGGATCAGGTCTTCAATCTTCGCGCCGTTCAAGGTATCAATCTCGTTGAGGATGCCCGAATCACCGATCAGGGGTCTTGGAACGAGACGCAGAACCTTTACGGCCGAAATCCTGGCGTCCTGGCTAAGCGGCCGGGGACCGCCATTTATGTCCAAGGCCGCTCCGGCGGAATTAAACCGGGGGATACTCTTGCCGGAACGGATTTTGACCCGCCGGTTCTTGGTGGAAACGCGGGACCAGGGGAGACTGTCGTTCTCCCTCCTGGATCGCTCTTTGACGACAACTTCCGCGTAGCTACCGGCGGCGATCAAACCTTGATCGGGCACGGGGGGATCCGACCTGGGGGGCTGCTGTCTCCACTTCTCGCATCACGTTTGCCAATAAATCCAAGTTTCCTGAACGTAACGCCGATCCGAGTCAACGGCTTATTCCGTCTCTACATGGATCAAGGGAAGAAGCGGTTTTGGATCATCGCGTACGATATGCCCGCTGGTATGGGGGATCAGCTCGCCTACGTCGATGACGAGGATACAACTCCGGTTATTAAACTGATTGTGACGCCTAAGAACATCTCCCCCTGCTACGGGGCGCTGTTTCAATTCATCTCATTTCGCTATAAGAGCGCTGACGCCGTTGACGATACCCAAGCGTATTGGGCCATCGGCACGAATGGTTTTAGCCTTCCCTTCGTGCTGAAAGATGGCTCCAGTTTCTCAACTTCAACGGATGTTGCCGTGACGGGTTTGAACGTGGTGCGTTCGGATCAGTTCGAGGCGACGATTCCGGATTCAACCCCGCGAATTGCTGCTGTTCAGGCCCTCGCCGTCTACAATGGTTCCATTGTTTATGGCGGCTATAACATGGTTACGCCATCAACCGGCGCGAAGACGGAGTTCGGGAATTTCATCGCCTTCTCGGACGCGGGCGAGCCGTCGAAGCTCGCGACGAGCAATTCACTGGTCTCGTCCATCCGGATCGGAGATTCGCTTTCCGAGCCAGTCACCGCCATGTCGGTGAACTCGATTGGGACGGATTCCGTCGGCGTAAAGGGACAACTCGTCGTATTCACTGACCGTCGGGTCGTCCTCTTTGATGGCCTTCCCCCGGTTTCGGGGAATCCCGAGGGGGTTAACTTCCATAGCGTGGCAATGAAGGACGTGGGCTGCAATGCCCCCCGTTCGGTGGTACGTACACCGCAGGGCGTGGCGTTTCTCGGAACGGACGGATTGGTTTACTTGATCCCGGCCTTCGGGAGTAGCGGACCGGTCCCGATTGGTCGCGCTGTGGAACCTTTACTGAATCACATGTTGCCACGGCAGCACCGCTACGCCGCCGCGTACTACCACGAGGGATTCTACAAGCTCTCGTTTGTGGACGCTCACCGGTCGCGCGGAGGGGGTGGTAGTGGAGCGAAAAGCACAGGAACACTAACGACCTCGATCCCGTCAAAGCAGATCTGGGCCGATTTTCGTTACCTAGATCCGAGCGCCCAGGATCTAGGGGTTCGCTGGTATGGTCGGATGATAAACCTGTGGCATGGCGTCTTTGAAACGGCCCTGGCCGCGGAGGATCGTGGCAGAGTTCTAGCCGGATCAAGTTACAACGGAGATCTGTTTGAGTTGGAGCGCGAGGATCTGTTCACGGATCCGAAACCGACCCAATTCATTAGTGCCGCTGTGCCGGACCCCATGCCAATAAAGATCGAGGCCCTTACTGGGCCGTTCGATCTGGGCGATGCCCACATTGACAAGTCCGTAACGGCAGTAAGCCTAGGGATTGGAACCAGCCAGGCGGTTGAGATCGACTCGAATATCATCGTTTCGGGGGAAGTGAACTGCACGGAGGCCGGGGAGAAGTTTACGCGAATTGTTCGTCCATGCGGAGGAATCCTGGGGGCGACGGCCGTTTATGCGGCCGCGAACGTTTTGAAGCTTGGAACCTCCAAGTTGCAGCCGCGGGACAGTCACAGCCTTATCACGGAACGTCCATCGTCTCGTCGGCGTGGGCGCCTGTTTCGGTTTAGGTTCTTGGAGAAACCGGCGTTTTTCATCTCCAACACTACGAATAAGCTAGACTTCAAAGAGGCCGGGACAACGCGCGTCGCGACGCTTACAGTGAGTTACTATACGGCCACGGACCTAGCGACGGAGGTGGCGCGGGCGATGAACGCAGCGGTCTCGGCGAGTTATGCGGCAATTACGTGCACGTACAACGCCGGAACGGACAAGTTTACGCTGAGCGGGACGTCGGTGTTCCAGCTTCTTTGGGGGACCGGCGCTAACGTGGCCATCGACTGTAACGAACGCCTTGGCTTTCTTGCTGTCGATTCCACGGCGGCAACGAGCTACACGTCTAATACCGAGCCCAAACCGGGTGGTGGAACAGGGCGGCTTTTCTTTTCGGATCTATCATTTCGCGCAATTGTAGCTACACGGAGGATTTAATGGGACTCATCACGGAACCACCAGATTTTGTCGATGGAAATGATCTTTTGGCGACGGAGTTGAACACCGTTAAGGAACGGATCTACGACGAGTTTAACGGTCTGATCGACGACACCAACGTTAAGTCCGGCGCGGCGATCGGCCGGACGAAGGTCGCGGACACGGCGCTTGTTCAGAGCAACAGCGTCGGCGCCGGACTTCAGACGGTGACGCGCCCTACTGCGCCATCGGCGGGCGCTTGGCGCCTCGATACGACCACGGCCGACCGGGAAACGATAAATCTGGACGGGGTGGCGACGACCTTTGTGGTAGCGACGACCAGCCGTTTTAAATTGCTGACGCGCACCGACGCGAACAGCCCAACGATTACTACGGTAACTGGCGGAACGGCCGGGCTTGTTATTACCCTTGTCTGCGACAACTCGGGCGCGGGGTCCATCGTGATCGCACACACCAACACGAATCTACTTAACAGCTTCAAGTTCAAAAACCCGGTGGGCGCCGCTGAGACACGGAACGTTGATGCCACGGATGATCGAGGAACGTTGGGGACCTTCGTCTATGGAGATCTTAACGGTAGCTCGACGAATCAATGGTGGGAGTTGTAGGGCGGCTTAATGGGGCTTCTCCGAAAAGAGGACCTGATTCACAAGTTGGAGTCGGGCGCGATCTACTTAACTCCGACGGCCGCTGTGCTGCAATCGCAGGCCGGCTCCTGGATCAAGGGGTTTTACGATACAATACGGGCACGGTTCGCAAGCCACGGTTTGGTCGAGTTTTTTGGGGACACGCAGAGGGATCCGACGAAGAATTATTTAGATCACAGTTTCGCCAACCCACAGGCTGGTGGGACGGGAACATTTGCGACTGATAAAGAGTTTTGGCGTGCCACGGCGACTTCCGAGGTTCGGTCGGGTGGGGAATCGCTTGTTTTCAGGAATTTTGGCACCGTTACGCAAACATGGCAGAGCCCTTTTTTTAGAGTGGCGGCGGGCCGCGCCTATCGGATCACAGTTCGTTGGAAGGCGGATTCTATAGCCGCCGGGGATTCCTTGCAGATTCAGCTCGTTGGTGCCGCACCCGGATTGGGGAGTTACAGTTCGATGGGCGGGTTCGCGAACAAAGTCGCCGCGGTCGCTAATATCTGGCAGTACGATAGTGTGGTTGAAATTGCGCGGGAAAGCCCAACCCCAGATACCTGGGCCGCGGTGTTTCTCAGGAAAAATACGGACGGGACGAACTTCACGTTATGGATCGACGAGGTGCGCGTTGAGGTCGTGCCACCGGCCTGGCGCGTTCACAATAACGCCGTCGACCAGAACAACATAGGAACAGCGCATCGTATCGTGAACTTTTCTACTGCGGTCGTTGATTACTACAACTTGTTTGACAACGCCAACGATCGCGTCGTTATTAAGGAACCGGGCCTATATCTTGTAGGGGCCACTGTGGACTTCTTCGCGCCGATCACGGAGAACCGCGTTCAAACCTACCTCAATTCTGGGGCGGCCCTAAGTGTATTGAGTCATCTCGACCAGCGTTTCGCGGACTCGACGATCGACAAAACGTTGATTGTAAGCGGAAGCGCCCTTTTAAATCTCGCTCGTGGGGACGATATCCGTGTGGCCACCCAATGCAACGCTGCCGGAACGGACATTCTAGGGGACGTGGCCGGAACAAATTTCTGGGGTTATAAATTTGGATAAGAAAGTTACCGTGGCCTTGGCCGAAGCCCGCGAGGTTTTTGTGGCGTTCGAAATGTGGCAGGCCCTTGTTCGGGAGGAGCTTCTAACCTACAAAGCCGGGATGGCCTACCCCCAAATAGACGTAAATGCTTCCGAAGTCATCCTTGACCGAACGCGGAAATTCTCTGAATCATTGCTTGACGACGATACGAATTTGTGGCTTGCAAAAGTCGATGGACAGCCCGCTGGATTTCTGTTAGCCTATAACTATGAACGTCCATTCGGTTGGCCAAAGACTTACGTCCATGTAGCTGAAATGTATGTGATTCCGGAGTTTCGGCGTTGTTTGGCCGTAGCGCGTGGGCTAGAGGCGGCTGTTGAAAAGTGGGCAAAGGAACTACGGGTAGACGTTATAGAGTGCGCGGCGGTAGCAACAGAATCACAGGTAAAGCGCTGGACTAAAAAGGGGTTTACGCCGTACGAAGTGCTGATGTATCGGCAAGCGCGGTGGAGGAATAACGCATGAGCGATCTTGGATTGGGGCGGGGCGGGGAGGTTCGCCGGGTAGGCCGGGCCATTGGGGCGGAGGCGCGCCGGTTCGTGAGCCAGCCTATTGGTGGCGGAGGCCCAGTCGGTCGCCGCGCCCGAGAGGCGTACGTTCTTGGGTCCAGTGCCCCGCCGGCAGGGTGGCTAACTCACTTAGGGACAGCGGTTGGACAACCTGTTGAAAGATATCGGCGAACTAGAGATCCGCGACATCTGGATCCGACGGCGCGCGGCAACGTGTATGGAACCGGCGGCGTTTACAGTCGGACCTTTTCCGACCTAGAGCAGCTTTTGGCGGGAAAGAATCCGCTAACTACGGAGCGACGGGCGGAACGATCCGAGCAGGCCGCACAATACGAGGCGGAAACCGAGGGGCGCCTCGCGAGACAGCGGGCGCTAGCGCAAGGTATCGGTGGGGGTGGGATCCAGGCCGGTTCGGAGATTCAGGCGATTAACAACGTTTTGGCTCAGTACGCCGCACAGCGAGAACAACTTAACGCCGCCGATCGTGCTGCGGCGCAACAGAATCTACTGTCGCTGTTGATGGCGCTGGGTTACTTCGCGTAGGGGGATACGATGAGTGCGATTTCAGGATTGGGGCGGGCGCGGCGGATGTCGGGACAAGGTGGGGCGAATGCCGCTGCCGTGGCTGGACTCCCACAAACGGAGCAGGATGTGGCGCGGATGGGGGCGATGCAGGGCTTGAACCGGCGGACGGCGTTCATGCAGGAACAGGTGGCACGTCAACAGCAGGCCGAGCAAGTCCAAGGTTTGGTTCAGCTTTTAACGGCACTCGGCCGGATGCGGCAAGGTCAGCTTCGGGAACAATCGATGGCCCTGAAGTTGGGGGTCCAGCCGCAGGAGTTCGGAGAGGAATATGGCGATAGAGCCCAGTCAGCGGGACCACAGGATTACGACCTGATGGAACTTATGTACTATCTGCAACAGCTCGGGGGCCAGGGGGGCGCGCAACTTGGAGGCGCTTACGGCGGGCGCGGGGGGTATCGATAATGAGCGGGCTTCTTTCAGTTCTTCCATATCTGGGCGCGGGGGCCGCGGGTTTCACACAGGGCCGCTCACAGCGGCGGCAAGAGGATCTTCAGGAGGAGGAGATGCGCCAGCTTATGGAGCAGCGCGGACTCCAAATCGGAGGGCTCAGGCGGGAGCAGGCGCCGGCTCCAAATGAATATGTGCGCGCGCTCATGTCCGCCCTTCCTGGGATGGAGGGTCTCCAAGGCGTGGGCGAGACACGCGGCGAACTTCTAGGTCTTGGTGGTCTTTTAGGGCGCGAAACTCGCGGTCAGGAAGGGCTAGATATCCGCCGCGCGGGTCAGGGGGCCGATCGTTATCCAGTTGATAAGCAGTACGTTGACGTTCTGCGGATGATCGGTGCGCTAGTTAATAACGACGTTGATACGATGCAGGCCCTCATCGCTGGAGGGAATCCGGTGATTGCGGCCTCGCTTCGTAACCCACAGCGAGATGAGCAGATCGCGACCTTGCAGCGTGAGGCGAACCGCCTCGCCGCGGCCCAGGGAATCGAGCCGCCCTATCCCAACGTTTTGGGCGCGAAGGGTGGGGGATCACGCCCTAAAATTCGCGTTCCTCCGCCCCCGACAATCGCTCCGCCGCGGGAATACTAGTGCATGGCGACTCCGACCTACGATGAACTGAAGGCCATGTATCCCGGCTTTGCCGAGTATGTTGACTGGGCACGGGATCAGGGCTATGAACCGGCCGGCGTAGATGCGGCCATCATAAAAGAGATCGCGACTCGGAGGCGCCATTATCTGGACCAGGGCGCCTCTCCGCAACAGGCGTCGATGCGAACGCTTGCGGACTTTAACGCGACTCCGGCCGGAGTCCCCGGGATTAAGCCACCCGGTCCGATTGAGCGCGTAAGCCGTAAGATCGGTGAGATAGGCGCGCGGGTTGGGCCGAAACTCGTTAAGGCCGGCGAATTCGTTGGTGGTGAGGTCGCAGCCGGCTTCTATCCGCCGCGCGGGATTCCGAGCCCACACCGCGAAGAGGGGCGGGCGCTCGGACAGTATTTCGGTGGGGCGCTCGGAAAGGGGGCCGCGCTTGGGTATGGCGGTGACATTACGGATCCAACGTCTGGAATCTCGCCCGAAGCTGTTACCGCCTATGAACGCTTCGCGACACGCCGTCCGGGGCTAGCCGCCCCGCTCGCCTTTGGCACGCAATTTGCAGGGGAGACCCTGCCTTTTATTGCCGGCCCGCTCGCAGGCGCCAAGGGGGCGCGTTTACTTGGAGGAGGGGCGCGTGCCGCTCTAGCGGGAGAAGCGGGCGGAGCCGGAGTCGTCGGTGGGCTTCTTCCTGCCGAGAGCGCAGGACAGCGCGCGGCTCAGGCTGGGATATCGGCGGCTTCTGTTCCGGTGGTGGCGGGAGCTATAGCGCTTATACGACGCGCTGCTGCTGAACTGGCGGCTAGTCGACGCGCCGGAGTTTTTGATCCGTATCGCCGTCTTCGTGCGCCAAGACGCACACCACCGCCGCCCATTGAAGGTCGCCCGGCAATACCTGTCCGCATTCCAGAACGTCCGCCCGCGACACTGGAAGCGCGGCGCGCCCTTATGGATCAGCTTCTTGCGGGGGAACCCGTCGTGGCGCCTCGTCCTGGTCGGAATCTTCCGAAACGGCTGGTGCGCCTGATGAAGAAGCCGGTACGGCCCGTGTCACGAGTTACGCTGCCGTCGGTTGGAGAAAAGACGGCGCGCGTTCCATTAAAAGCTGTGAATATACAAGAAACTGCCGCATTTCAAAAGATGCGTGAGGGGATTGGTGAATTGCGGGGGGAAGAACTTCGAAAGGCGCTGCGGGCGGCCGAGGCACAAGTTGAGCCGCCGCTAACGCCGGAACAAAGGGCGTTTGCAGAGCGCGCGCGAGAGCGCGAGGTGGCGGAGTTTCCGGCTCTTATGGCGCGCACTCGGGCCGCACACTACGCATCTCCTGAGGCGAAAGCGGCACGGGAACTCGAATCTGCGAGAATGAATAAAGAAGCACTAATTTATGAGGCGCGGGCCGCGCGCGAAAAGCAGTTGCTGAAGGAGGAACTGGCGGCGGAAAGGGCGGCCGACGTGGCGAGAATTCGTGAAAGGGCGGCGGCTGCTGATAAGATATACGCAGCCAAAAAACTAGAGGCGGTAGCTTCGGAGGCGAAACGCGTGCGCGACCTACCGTTGCGGAATGAGGAAGTGGCGGCGGCAATTAAAAGCGCGGTAGCAGCTGTTGATAAGATACGCGCAGCTCAAAGACTAGCGGGGGAGGATGAACTGGGCGCGGTTCGTGTTTTTTCACCTGCGACCGTCGAAGCCCTTACCCGGTTTGGACGCGGGGCCAAGCGAATTTTCGCCCGCGAGGCTTTCGCCCACCCCGAGGCGGTTGCGGCCCGTTTGCGTTTCGTCGGTGCTAAAACCGCCCTTGCCCGAAGCGCCCGGGGATACGCGAAGGTTCTTACCAAGGGGATTCCCGAGGTGGATCCGCGTGTTGGAAAGCGCGTTCTTACACTCCGCGATCTGGGAGATCCAGATCCCGCGCGCATTCTTCCGTCCGTCACGCCGAAGCAAAAGGATACACAAGCGGTGGTGCGGTCGATGCTTTCGGAAACGGACCGGGCCGGCGCGCGAATCTCCAAATTCCTCGCCGAGCGTGGCGATAATAAGGTAGCGGCGGCTGTTCAAGGAAACCTTGGTCGTTACCAAACCCGAAGCTACGCCAAGGCCATCCCGACGGCTGACGTGGTATCCGTGGTTAAACGGGCCGTGAGCATCAACCGGTACGTACTACCCGGAACCAAGAAAGGCAGTCTTGTTTTTGTTGATAAGTCGGGGTCCCCACTTTTTGCACAAGATCTACCGCGCCTTATTGGTAAGCCCCAGGCGGGACTTGATCCGGCAGGAACGCAGGACTGGATTCAGACTCAAATCGCAGCGAGACTCACTAAGCATGGCGCCCCACGCAAGATGACGGCGGCTGAATTTGCCGCCTGGGCAGAAGGGCATCTTGGTCGACGGCAGGAACAGTTGCTTCCGGTTCTAAGTATTGGCGGCGTAAAGGACGCGGCTCGAACCAAGATACTGCGCGCCCGCAGTCTTTACGATCCACTTGCACGAGCCCTGCGCGGGGAACACAAGAACCTCGGTGTCGTATTGAACACCTACGTCAACGTAAAACGGACCGAGGCCGCGCTCCGTTTCACAAACCAGATCCTTCGTAACGTTACGCGTTATGCGAAAGAGGCGCCCGACGAGATGGTGCGAATTCCGCAGCTTCAATGGCTCGCCGACACCAAAGATGCCACCGCCCCCCGTTGGATGGTAGATATGCTTCAGGATAATCTTGGTTTTTTGGGGCGCGGTCAAGGGATAGGGGAGCAGTTCGCGGTCGTCCGCGCCTTTAATAAGACGATGAACTGGTTTCGGATGAAGAACACGATCCTAAGCCCCTCGGGTCCGGCATTCCAGGCGGGTTCAAACTTTATCAACATGTGGCTGGCCGGAAATCATCCAATGAATCCGCGAAACTTCCGCGCCCATCTTATGGCGTGGAAAGAGGTCCAGCGGCCAGGAAAGATCTTTAAACTACTCGAAAAAGAGGGCCGTCTTGAGGGTTTCGGAGAGGCTGAGGCGGTAAACCGGGCGGATCAAATTCTAGCCGACGCGGCCCTTTCGGGGACGCCCGCCGGTATGTGGGAGCGCTCGGCGCGAGCTGCTGATACCGCCGTAATTAAGGCGTCTGCGTTCTATTCTGCTTTCGATCGGGCGGCCAAGATTTCAACTTATATAAAAGCGACCGGGTTGGATGGCGGGCGTGGAATTGCTTTGAATAACTGGTCAAAGCCGCGGCGGCTGTCCCACCAAGAAGCGCTCCAGTATATCGATGACTGGTTCATCAACTTCCGCCGCACATCGAAGCTCGTTGATGTCCTACGTAAGGTTCCGGCCACCTCGCTAATTGTGGATCCTTACATCTCGGCGAAGCTACTGTCACTGCCTATTTGGGGTCGCGCCCTCGCGCGTCGTCCGGTCGATCTGACCGGGTTCCTTACGGCGACAGCGTTGGGGGCGGGGGGTGGGGCGTGGCTTTATGGGAAAACTGATCTTCCGGGAGCCGAGACGGCTAGGGCTGCCTTTGAACGGAAGAAAATTGAGCGTATGGCATCCTATGCCGAGTTTCCTGAGTCACTTTCAATAACACTTGAGAACGAGCCGGTGCCGCTTGATTGGGAAATCGGGGGGCTCATTCCTAACTTCGAAGTACTGGGTCTGTTAAAGGATCGTCCAGGTGAGGATGTGGCTGGGGATACGGTGCTTAACGCCCTCGAATTGGGGCGGCGCTATTTCTTTTCGGGACCTTTGGCGGCTGCCGTTGTCGGTCCCTATAAGCTGAACCTGCGTCCCGAGGAGCCCGCCGAAAATCAAATCGCGGTGCACCTGGCCGCCCAGCTTCTCGTGCCGGGCTCGGCCCAGAATCTCCCCGAACTTTTCCGGGCGATCGAGGGTGTCCCGGGGCCGCTAGGGACCGAGCGGGATCCGGCGCTAAAGGCGGCGGCGATTGCGGGATTTCGTACCACAAAGCGCGATCCCGCCTATATTTACAAGCAAATCTCGCAACTCAATGCAAAGGATAAGGATTTGGCCTCGGCCCAGGCGCGAATTAAAGGTCGGTTAGACTCGGGCGAAATTACCCTTAAACAAGCGGTAGACCAGACGATTTTCCTGTATAATAAACGGGTGCAGACTAAGGCTCGCGCTGTGGAGGCAAAAGTTGCGCCCCTCCGGTAAAATAGTGTTGGAGGCCGCGATCGTCTTTTCCTTGCTGGTGGGGGCGGTCGGGGCTACGATGCGGCTTGAGTCCAAGGCGAGTTTGGTGGAGGTTGCTGAGATTGATAAACGGGTCGCGGTTAGTGAATCGCAGCTCAATG